TTAAGTTACACAATGGAGTCAACGGATGACTTGTAAATATATTTAAAATAATACATTGTCAGTGCAAATATTCCCATTGCCGATTGATTGATTATCATAGGAATAACGTTATAAGTTATACCATATACTAGAGCTAGTATACTTGAAATAAGATTTAAATGTAAAAACCAATAGTTAATTGCATTAGCGTCCTTATGTTTATAAACATGATAAATTTCAGGCGCAAACATAATCACTATAATTATAGAACTTACCACACCGCATAAGTCTACGATGTTCATCTTAGTTCAAAGTATTTTCTAACGTTTAAGTAAGATGTTATCAATTATCGTTGTATTAATAACCATAGTATTTTTACTTTTTTACAGAAAACGTAGAACAGAAACGTTTGACTATAAATGTTTCCTTTTGACTCTACCAAAGGAGGAAAAGAGAAGAGAACGTTTCATGAAACATCATAACAAAGACGTTCCGATTGAGATTATATACGGCTCCGATACACGAGATGTAAAGAAAGCTAGAAAATTTGAAAATCAAATTGACGGAGACTATTTCGAAAAAGCTATTGAAATGCACTACAATGATCACGTAAAGCGACCCGATATTACTTATTTTAATCTAGGCGCCATTGGTTGTTTCATGGGACACCTGGATTTTTACGATAGATGTTTTAAACAGGGATTGAAATATGCAGTTATTTTTGAAGATAATGTCATTATAAAATCAGATAGACTTTATAAAGAAATACAAAACGTCATAAATGACAGGGGTGATGAATTTGAAATGTGTTTCTTTCACTGTCTCTCCCGTCTTACCGATAAACAAGATGGAAAATTGGAAAAGGTCAAATGGATATCAAGTACAAAATGTTATCTCATTAATGTTGAAAATATGAAGAATTATGTAAAATACTTTTTACCAATGGACAACCATATTGATATGAAACACGAAGACCTCATTAATAAAGGTGCAAGAATTTATTACAAAGATATGCGTCGCTACATGAAAATTGATCGTACCCATAATAGCACAATTGGTCACTACGAGCACGGTCGCCCAAACTTTTTCTCAAGAAATCACCCATCTGCCACACCAAATGATGTTAAGTGGGGGTACTAATTTTGACAGGTCTCTCTGTCTTTATTATAGACAATCCCAAAGATAAAAGAGTTTTAGCTAACCGTGATTTCACGATAATAGTAGTATAATCAATATACTTTCTTGAATTTGGACGATGATGATCCAACACCCCTTTCATAGAGAGAATTCTCCCAAGTGAAACATTTTTACACTCGGTAACATCCATAACAAACCTGACAGGTTTTTTGTACGACCAGGCATGTGTAAACATAGAATCCAAATCTTGGGGGGTGGTTGTGTCTTTGATTCTAATATTATATTGTATACACATACTTCATTATTAGATTAATAATTAACATCTTTTACAATGAGGAAATTCATTCTAAAAGATGTTCCTAACGGGGCTCGAACCCGTGACCTTGGCGTTATAAGCACCACGCTCTGACCAACTGAGCTATAAGAACGGTGCAACTTGATTATGTTACTAATCAACTTGTATAACGGTGGTACTTACCACATATCATATATGTCTCATTTCTTTATACCACATAACTGTCAAAATTCATAAACTGTCACTGTAAACCGACCCTTTTGTCTTACTTTGGGTTCTAAGAAAAGTTCTCCTATTTTATCTTTACCTCGCGTTGTACCTTTAATTAACTTGAGTTGTTTATCTAAAATAGCTTCAGATCTAAATATAACATTGGAAGTTTCGAAATATTCTACACCGTCAGTAGTAACTACTACGACTGTGTTTGGTGGTAATGTTTGAGCTCCTATGAAGTTTGGATCCTTGTATTTTTCTCTGAACATCACCTACATTATGTTAAGAAATTCGTCAAAACGAACAATATTTGTCGCACCTTTTATGAAGTTGCGGTGTTTTTGCCCATATTCAAACGCATCCACGGCCATCTGGTGTGAAAGAATCGTATCGTAAATACACGGTTCAACATCGCGAATTGAGAATCCAGGTGCAATCACCTTTACATCAGCATCAACCTCTTTGAGAAACTTAAGAATATCCGAATAATCACAAGACTCTGAAATAATTACCGTTGCATATCCGTTCACTTCATAGTTATTTTTAATTTGATGCATCTTAATTTTATTGATTGTTTCTGGTGTCACGATATCTGTAACTTTGGAATAACGTGCATAAGTAGCTTGTGTCGCTAAACCTGTGATACATAAACCCGGAGCTTCAACGAAGACGATGGAGTTTGACGTGGTTGCTTCAGTGTAAGCATAATCAATATACTTTGCAAATTCCTGTACAGCTGTTTGAAATCCGATAGATTCAATACCTGGAATATCATTGAAGATGGTTTTTGCGATACCGATGATATTAGTATCAACCCTCTCGTCTAGAGCGAGTTGTTTAGCACTTTTCATAGATTCATTTCCACAAATACAGTAAAGTTTATCTAGATCATTAATATTTTCAACGGCTTTCTCTACATCAACTTTGTCACATGATACTCTTAGGATAGAACCTGGACCTTCTTGAATCTTTTCACGGTTCAACTCCACACGAATGTTATTATTCACACCTCTGAATCCCTCATTAATACCAATAATGCGATTGTCGCGAGCATTTTCAAGGCGTGCAAGTGTGTGAATAATATTGTTGACACCTGGGCATACCCCGCCAGCTGTAAGAATTCCAACCTTCATTTTATCTATTTACGGATGTTATTTTTAATTAAGTAAACTATTAAAAGTACACACGAGACAAAACAAATGATATTTATATAATCCAAATTCTTTTTTATGTTGTCATAACCAGGTTGAACTTGTTTATCTATACCAGATGGTTTAACTATCACATTTTCAATGAAATCCCAAATATACCACCAACCTTTACTTGCGTTTTCAGTTTTTTCAACTTTTTGGTATGCTAAAGGTGTGTTATGGGTATATTTAGAAACATGTCGGTTTGTTTCAAAATCTGCGTGTCCTAACATGAAATCGTGATCTATGGCATATTTCATATACTTATCATTATAAATTGTAGCATGTGCAGTGAAGTTACATAGTATTAACTGATGCTCTTTGTTACTTATGATGTCAAATGGGGATACAATTGGAAATATAGATCCAAAGTTGTAAACAGAAGGGTTGTTTTTCATCAAAAACATATTCAAATCCTGATAAACTTCAGGATCTGTAATTCGTTCATCAAACTCACAATCATCTTCTAAAACAAGGATTCTCTTGTAACCCCGTTCAAGTGCATGTTTAAATATAGTCTTAACGGCATCTTCCAAATCAATGTTCGGTTTGTTTTCACGTAAAAACTTTTCACACTTTTTGTAACCATAATTGTATTGAAAAACAATTTTAGAAGTTGGCTCAGCTTTCGTAATGTGCTGATATATTTGGTGCTCCCTAGGAGAATCATGCATGATAAGGACATACGTGCAGTCTACACTAGGATCTAAATTACCATTTGGAAGTTGATAGTCTCTGTAATAGTAACAGCTATCCATTACAATACATTTACATTTTTTTACCGATTAAAAATGTAATTAGAACAATACAAAGTGCAAAGGATAATATGGCTAAATAGTCAGAAACTTTTTTTATATTATCATAACCAGGTTGAACCTTTTTATCAATACCACTTGGTTCTATTATAATAGATTTAGTTAGTATGTATGATAATGGATAACTTTCTAATGCATTTTCTGTTCCCGTAAGTTTTTGGTACGCTAACGGAAACTTATATGTGAACTTGGAAACATATTTATTCGTTTCCATATCAGATGCATCAAATAAAAATTTTCTATTACTGGAGGTTTTCATGAAATGTTCACTATACACAGTTGCGTGTGTATGAACATTCCAAATCAAACGTTGGTGTTTATTACCTAATACTACATCAGTAGGTGAAAGTAAAGGTGATGCACTACCAAAATTATACACATCTGGATTTTTCTCCATGAAAAAGGTATTCAAATCTTCAACGATTTTTGGATCTCTGATACGCTCATCAAACTCGCAGTCATCTTCTAAAACAAGTATCCTTTTGTAACCCCTTTCAAGTGCGTGTTTAAACGCGGTCTTATAGGCATCTTCCAGATCAATACTTGGTTTGTTTTCACGCAATGTTTTTTCACACTTTTTGTAACCAAAGTTATACTGAAAAATGACTTTGGAAGTTAGTTCGGCTTTCATGATGTGCTGATATATTTGGTGCTCCCTAGGAGAGTCATGCATGATAAGGACATATGTACAGTCTACACTAGGATCCAGGTTACCCTTTGGAAGTCGGTAGTCTCTGTAATAGTAACAGCTATCCATTACAATATATGAGAAAATTACTTCTCAGGTTCAACAACTTTGAGTTCATATTTGTTCTCACCACCATAGACAAGTTTCTTATAGAGCTTTTTCATGAACTCGGGCATATTGTTACCATTTGCGGTCACATCAGAAATACCTGGTAAAAAGCAAGACATACGTCTGTAAAATAGAGTGTTCTTGTCAGATACGTCTTTAGACGCATCACCAACCCGGTAATACTGTTTATTAAACTCACCAATGTTTTCTAGATCATCTCTATGAGTCACCTTCATCTGAATCCTCTTATTGTCATTCTTTGCATTGATAGCACCAGAGTGTATCAAGTTTGCATCAAAGAGAATAGCTTGACCAGGTTCACAACCAACACTCTTGATTGATTTTGTAATGTAGATCTTGTTTCTCTCTTTATGAGACTTGGGAATCACATCTAGACATGACTTCATCTCTTCCAAAAAGAAAATGATTGTATAGGAAGGGTGTTTCATTTTGGGGTTAAATACAGTCCCATTTTCATCACGATGACATGTAGACACACTAGACTTCTCAATTGAGAAGATGTAATCAGAGAACACATAATCTTCACCCAAAATTGTTTGAAGTTTCTTTAGGACTCCCGGATGTTCATGGATAAACTTTTTAGCTTCCAGGTACTTCTTGGAGTCAACTAAACCTAATATGTAGTTAATCTCACTATCATTGAATGCGTCAAAGACGTGGAATCCACTGTCAACTACCTCCTCTGTCTGAATAAAGTGAACGTGATTAGTTGCTGTCACGTACATAAATACTATTAGTAAAATCAGTATCAAAATGTATCTCATTTTACTTCTAGTATATTGTCATATTTAATTTTAGGCATTCTCCATTCTGTAGAGATCGTCACGCGATCCACCGTCTTTACTATCTCTTTTTGCTTTTGGAATGGTAAATGCAGACATCCATTTTTTAACTACACGCGATGATCCACTCACAGATGCCGCATCATCACTCACGACAATTGATAGTCCGTTGCAAACGTCGGGTTTATTTTCTTTGTCTGGAAATTGAACTAAAAAAGCTTTTATAGAACACGATGGTATGTCCGGAGATTCATCCAATAATCTATCGTATTCTTCTCTAGACTTCATTATAAAATCAACAACACCCCCTCTATGTTTTATATCCAACGATAGTTCCATGTCTATACTTCTATAAAACTTAGACCATTGTACACACATCGTTGAATGCGCTTCTGATAGTGGAAGACTTTGACTAAACTTACTTATCGAAGAGAGAATACCAGCTATAACGTTAAGAAAGGCAAAGAAATACTGCACTATCATGATACGCGTTTTAGTTTCCGAAGACACACCGTCATTACCACTAGGATTTAAGACCGCAAAACCACCTACACCGGTAATAGATGCAATTGTAATTGATGGATAGGCTAGCCAGTCGTTCTGTTTCTTATAATAAAGACGTGCGTGATTATGAAGCCAGCGATATCCCGCAGCCTTCTCTGCCCATTTTATAAGTAACTTTTCTTGTTTTTCACACCATTCATGTCCTTCATCTTGATTTTGAACACTCATAGCGATCTTGTTTTATGTAAATATTTAAATGTCATCTGTGTAAGAATCCACGTCTTTTCTAGAATCCAGTGTATCCTTATATCCTTGATAAATCGTCTCATAAGGATTTATCGGAACCGTTGGAGAGGTAACTGCAACACTTACTATCTTGGCCGACCCATGATTTCTTTGTCTGTAGTCTGTTTCATTTGTCCATACACTAAGTCCCCCTGTTACGTTATATCCACCTACATTATACACAAATGTATGTAAGTTAGAATCTTCGGGAATCTCGTCAATTTGGGTTGTGTCAACTTCTTCTGAAAGAGACAGACCCTGATAAATAATATCTTTAGTAATAGAAATAAAGTTTTTGTTAATAGAAGCATAATGTGTTACGTTATTAGACAAATTTATAATTATTCCCATTTACATTTTATTGATATTTTTTTTTGCGCATGATCTCGCAAGTTTATCAACTGCTTCGTTGTGAGGATTTCCATTATGAGCTTTGACCCATTTCCATTCAATGGATTTCATTTGATTTCTCAATGTATCAATTTCTATCCAAAGGTCTTTGTTCTTCACATCTCCACCTGAAGAAGTTTTCCAACCATTCTTTTTCCAATTGTGAATCCATTGGGTGATACCTTGTTTAACATAGTTACTGTCTGTGTAAATACAGACATCTAGATATTCTCTTTTAAGACACTCTTCAAGTGCCTTGGTGATAGCTGTCATTTCCATGATATTGTTAGTTGTGACCTCGGCATCACCACAAATAGTAAAATTTTCACCAATAGCAGCCCATCCACCAGGTCCTGGATTACCTAGACAACTCCCGTCAGTGTAAATTTCGTACATGAATATTACTTGCGGTTGTCTTTTATATAATGATACTCGGAAGCCTTTTTGGGACTTTTACAGATTACATCTCCACAATGGTCGCGATTTTGATAGACTGAATTGATTGATGCTGTGATGTCATGACACGATTTCAAGTTCCACCTCCCTAATACAGGTTTTTCAATTTTTGTTAAATAGTTCCAAAGTCTTTTTATGATCATATACAATTTTAGTTTGTAATTTTTAAATAAACTATAATAATAACATGTTGAAGACTTTAGGTATTAAATTTCATGTGTCACCTCAGAGAAAGAAGAGAGTTAAAATAACTCGTGAAGTTATTCACAATTTAAAAAAGGTAAACCGTCTATCTTATATTAATCAATGGGAATACGCTGGTAAAATTGAATACAAAAAATGTAAGTTCAGTGAAATTGTGTATGTAACATCAAAACATCGTACAACTATAGAAAGGGATGAAATTGAACAGATATGGTATAGTCAGATTGGATTTCATACACATCCCGGATTAGGTGAATATTGTGATGATACAACCGATGATACACAAATCTCTACGACACTACCTAGCGCTTCAGATTTTGAAGCTTATATTAAAGGATATCCTTATATGCAGTCTAATATAATTTGTGATGCACATGGATATTATGTAATTGATATTATCAATTCTATGGATCGTGGTGCACTTCCTTTACCTGAAGCGGTAAATGATTACATGTTAAAACTTCGCAGAACTCCTTTCATGCGAATCACTGCATTTTCCGAAGATGGTTGTGAATATTTTAACACGACATTGAAACATTGGAAAAGTCAAATAAATTCAACAATTCGTAAAGATTTGTTACTTAAATTTGGAATCTCTATTCGTTACTATGGTTATAATGATGAACCACCGGTTATTACTCTTTTAGAAGATAACTAACTATTCCTTTTTAAAGAGTGTTATGTTACACATTTTAAAAAGGATTTATAATTAATTTTTAAAAAGCTAAGCCTAAATGCTTAGTTGGAGAAGGCGAGACCACCCATACCGGACTGGATGCGGAGGACGTTGTAGTTGACCGCGAACATGTGCATGGTGGTGGACGCAATACCGGCGGGGAGAGTGACCGCAACCTGCGCGTTATCAATGCGCGAGAAGTTGCAGGTGCCGGTAGGCTGGTGCTCCTCGGGCTTGAGCGCGAAGGAGTACGAGTACACACCGGGGTAGGGGCAGCCGGAGTGGTGGTTGAAGGCCTGGACCTGGTTGAAGTACTTACCCTTCTGGGCCTTGAAGCGGTCCTGACCGTTGAGGACGAGCTTGAAGTCGGTGAGGGGACCGGCGTGCTCCTCAGTGAAGGCAGCCGCGGAGCCGTCCTCACCGCACGCGACAAGGGGAACGCCCGCCGCGAAAGTGGTGGGGACGTAGCAGTTGCCGGAGAGCTCAACGAAGG